CTTCTAAAGAACCTGCACTCCATTGTCTCCATTGCTTACCATATATTGGCCCCAATTCACCCCACTTCTTAGCAAACTCCGTATCAGTTTTGATTTTGTTGATAAATTCTTCCATAGTATCAGGCCAATCACCTTTATATTCATTTGTCTTAGAGGTGTAATTCTTAAAGGCATCGCCATTCCATATGTTACATTCATTATCAACAAGAAACTTAATGTTTGTATCACCACGTAAGAACCATAACAATTCAGTTACGATACCTTTCCAATACATCTTCTTTGTTGTAAGTAATGGAAACCCTAAACTCATATCATGACGAATCTGTCTTCCAAATACAGAACGCATTTGACCATTTCTGCCGTTTTTTAATTCTCCATTCTTTAACACATCATGCAGAAGTTTAAGATAATCGTGTTCAATATTATTCATTTCCATATTTTTTCCTCAGATACTCTGCCCAAGCTGCTTGTTTGCGTCCATTCACAAAGAACCAGCCCCAGTTCATTTCAAACCATTTGTTAATTTCATAACCAAAATGATTTATAAAGTGCCAACTAAACCACAATGCGATTGCAATCCATGCACTAATTAGCAGTATTAATAACGTGTTCATCTTCTATAATTTCCGCATCTTGAATAGTTTCACAAAACATGAAATGAGTTTCTGATCGTAAAACATGATCAGCTTGTACCCATTCCATATACATTTTAACATAATCCATATCAGGCTGTTCTCCGATCTTGCTAGCAAAGTGAGATATAGGCTTTTGCTTTAATATGATGTATGCTGCATCGCCGTGTTTATATACTGATCTCATTGTCCCCATTCCTCATAACCCATTTGTATTGCATCCGAAATACTCAATTTAGGATTTTCTTTCATGCGCTTTAATGCCCATGTCACAACTTCCGTTTCCACTTTCAAATCGCGTGCATCTCGCAATACCTGTTCTACAATGTCCAAAGACCGGTGAATATCTTCCACCGGCCTTGGTTTAGGCGTCATTAACACCTTAATTACTTTTTGATATATTTTGCTTTGCTTCATGTTACATCATTGGCATTTGTGGCTCTTCGTCTTTTGAAGGCTCATCAACAATTACACATTCTGTCATTAAAATCATTGAAGCAATAGATACTGCATTTTCAATTGCCGTTCTGGTTACTTTGGTTGGATCGATAATTCCCATTTCAATCATATCACCATATTCATTGGTACGAGCATTGTAGCCATGTGCTGCTTTGCCTTCTTGTACATGATATAATACTACCTTACCATTACCGCCAGCATTCGTAACAATTTGTTCAAGTGGTGCTTCTAATGATTTACGAACAATATCTACACCTAACTTTTCATCCTCATTCACTGTTTTTACTGCGTCTAATGCAGCTGCACATCGAATCAAAGCAACTCCCCCGCCTGCAACAATGCCTTCTTCTACTGCTGCTCTAGTTGCTGCCAATGCATCATCTACTCGGTCACGCTTTTCTTTCATTTCAGTTTCAGTTGGTGCACCAATATACAATACAGCAACTCCACCTGCCAATTTAGCCAAACGCTCTTGAAGCTTTTCTTTGTCATAATCTGATTTAGATTCTTCAATCTCATAACGAATTGTTTCAATGCGTCGTTGAACTGCTTCTGATTCACCATAGCCATTAATGATAGTTGTTTTGTCTTTGGTAATCTCAACCTTTTCACAATGACCTAACATGTCCATTGAAGCTTCTGATAGCTTGTATCCAGTCTCTTCAGACACTACCGTTGCTCCTAGCAATGTTGCTAAATCTTCTAGCATTGCTTTACGCTTATCTCCAAAGCCTGGAGCTTTCACTGCTGCAATTTTTAATGCACCACGGATGCGATTCACAACTAGAGTTCCTAGTGCATCACCATCAACATCTTCAGCTACAATCAATAAGCCGCGACCTGATTGAACTACTGGCTCAAGTACGGGTAGCAATTCTTTCATGGAAGATACTTTGCCATCTACTAGCAATACAAAAGGATTGTCCATTTCTACAGACATCTTTTCTTGATTGGTAACGAAATAAGGAGATAAATATCCTCTGTCAAACTGCATACCTTCTACCGTCTTAACTTCAGTTTCAGTACCCTTTGCTTCCTCAACTGTAATGACACCATCGCGTCCCACTACGCGAATCGCCTCAGAAATAAGTGAACCTATAGCATCATCATTGTTTGCCGATATGGTTGCAACTTGTTTTACTTTGTCAGCATCAACACCAACTTCTTGAGACATTGACTTAAGTTCCCCAACGACTACGCCTACTGCCTTATCCATTCCTCGTTTCAAGTCAATTGGATTTGCACCTGCTGCTACACTCTTAAGTCCTGCTGTTACCAATGATTGTGCTAACACAGTTGCCGTTGTGGTTCCGTCTCCTGCATTGTCTGCTGTCTTGGATGCCACTTCTTTAACCATTTGTGCACCCAAATTCTCAACTGGATCTTTGAGTGTGATTTCCTTTGCTACCGTAACACCATCTTTTGTTACATGGGGAGCACCAAACGGTTTGCTGATTACTACGTTGCGACCTTTCGGGCCTAATGTAGAAGCTACGGCTCGAGCTAATATATCAACACCATTTTTTAATTTTTGTCTGCCTTCATCACCTAATACAATTTCTTTTTTCATTTGTAACCTTTATTTTAATTGTTAACGTTTATTCCATGGTATTTGTCCTTTATGCGAATCTGACATTTTCTTTAATGTATCAGTCGAATATGGATTTTTCATTCCTTTATTCCATGGTTGTTTATTTGTTGGTTTATGTTTTTTACCTGTTAATGTTGTACAATTGTCAAAATGCCATCGTTTCATTTGCGGTTCTCCACCAAATTTATTACAATGCGGACATGTAATTTGTTTTTTCGGAACACCTTTTAATGCATCAGAAACTTTTTTGTTCATTTCAGCTGGACGACTTCGTTTATACCAATACCCTAACGGTCCTTTTTGTGCATTACTAATTTTTTTTCTAGTTTCATCCGAATGTTTGATTATTTGATTTTTTCTAGCATTTTGAATTTTAGTTTTGATGTTTTCCAAATTCGGATGATTTGACAAGCTATCTCCGCCAGTGCTACCATCTAAAATATTATAAAACATATCGTCTGATGCAGCATTATATTTTTTTAGCCAATATTCTTCAGCATTTTTTAATTCATCAATTGAATAACAATATTGTAAAATACTTTTTTTAAAATGTTCTCGACCATATTTTTTAATGGCTTTATTTAAAAGTTTACCCGATCCGAGATATGCCGGGTCATTGTACATATCTCGGCCGATATAACGTTTACCATTAATTAGATTTTCTGTCATATACACTATCATTATCAACCTTACATTTCATATAAATATAGCTAATGTAACTTTTACTGTATCTTCTAAATTCAATATATTATATAGAATCATTTAGCAATTTCCAAGAACTTAGAATTCAATGTTCTTGCAACTTCTTGCATATTCTTTGGATCGATAAATTTAGCATCTTGTCCATACATGGTACGGAATGGAGTCGTATTCAAAACTCCGCCGCTTTCGGAAATAAAATAACTAATAACATTGATGCCCAATTCTCGGAATCCGTTAATTACTCTGCGCGTAAATTGGATACCATCATATCCTGGAGCTGCTCCTGATGGATCCGTTGGATATCCATCTGAGTAATTAATAAAGATACACTCATCACCTTTTGCATCTCGTTTAATGTCTTGCTCAATACTCTTAAATGCAACGCCCTCAGGAGTACAACCAAATACATCTAGATATTTGAAATAGTTACGAATCTTGCTGATCTTATCGTGTGCTGAATCATATGCATACAATGTAGCCGGCTTTTCTCGGTTACCTGACGAAGATTCAGTACCTCGAAGTGAAATTTGTACTCGGATACCTGTTGTCATTGATGCGGCTTGTGCAATTGCAACAGCTGACATAATAGCATTTCGAAATTTATTACCTGACATCGATCCAGATGCATCAATTGAAATATGAATAAAATAATTTTTATATCGGTCCGTAACGATGCGATGAAATACATTAGCATTGTCATATCCTAATTGCGAAATCAATCTGCGATCAATCTTACCAGCTTGCAAACGAGTGGTCTTCAAGGTTCGGTCGGCATTTCGCAATTGCAACTTGCGACCCAATGTCTTACCTAAAATGATACCTTGTGTTACCGATGCATCCATTCTTTGAAGGTGTTTAACTCGATGCTGCTCAGAAGCTACATCCGCAGCATAATTCAATTTACCTGAAACATAATCATTTGATCTGCTTCCAAATAAATGCGGCATTGCTGCAATGATACCTGCAGTCAATTTCTTGATAACAATTGCATCAACAAAATTTGCAGTGCCACTTTCATTTGTTGCCACCTGACGAACCTCCGTACCCGATTCGCGAATTGCATTAACTATGCTTGCTTGCGTTTTATTCAGCCTACCTGTTTTCTTGTTGTCGCCTTTAAGGAAGTCTCGTTGCTTTTCAATTGCCTTTGACAATTTCTTAAGGTCATTTGCTGACAATGAAGATCCGCTGTCAATACCACCTTCGGTTGCTTCGGCCGATGAATCGCCATCTCGATCATCGCCACCATGGCCATCGCCATCACCTTGTCCCATACCGCCAGCACCTTGCTGAGGTTCGTCGCCATCTTGCGGCTTTGCATTTTCTTGTTTTTCTGCCTCAGCTTCCGCAACAGCATCCTTAACAAGCTTGTATACTTTGCATGCAACTAACAATGCATCTTCGGTTGACTGCAATCTTTGAATATTTCTAAGATCAATTACATTCCAAATTTCTTGCAATGCTGCAAGCGATTTCAAATTGCGATTAGGATTAGTTAGATTGATGATATGAAACATATAATCTTCCCACGTTTCTTCGCATTTTTCATTTGCATTAAGCGCTTTGTCAATAACTTTGTCATTGAAATATCTATCATACATTGCTTCATAATACATACGATAGCCTGGAGCATTTGTGTAGATATATAAATCAATGCGTCGATCCTCAATCCAATTCAATAAATCTTTGATGATGCTAAAGTCTTTGTGAGACATTGTCATGTCCGGGTCATATCCATTTAGCCGGACAATTTGTGCCATTTGCGTGCTTGATAACATACCACCTTTAAACATGTTAAAGTCAGTCAATGCAATATGCGACCCTTCATGCAATGCCAATCCAACAGCTGGATCAAAATTCTTATCATCAAGCTTGGTACCAATTACAACGGATTCGCCATCTGTGTAACTTGCATCCGCGGACTGAAATACTACGGGAATTGATTTGCCCGTAACAATGTTAACGAAATTGGCAATGGCTCGTTGCGTTGCAGCTAACTTGGTATAGTCAATACCATCACCTCGTTTGAAGTCTGTATCGAAATCATCATTCAACCACCAGCTGGATGCTGACTTTGAATAATACCGTTTGCCATCAAATTTACCTAAAATACTCATATGCTCTTTATTTTATATATAATATGAAATTACTATTCAGTTTCCAACCAAAAACAGAAAAAAAGGCGACATTTCTGCCGCCTCTTTTGAGCTATGAAAAATTAGAATGGGGTTTCTTGTCCCTCAGCATCAACACCGGTATTGAAGATGTCTTTCATTTCGGTTGCCATATGCTTTTGGATAATTTGCTTAACAAAGGTTCTTTCAGAATCTGTACCACCCGATGCATCAAAGAAAGGAAGGATCGATACCTCAGCGGCTTCAGACAAAGAAAATCCATCTGCCAACAATTCACATACACGCACCGTCATACGAGTGGATACCATTGTGGTAAGTTTACCATCTTCTGATCTCCATTCTTTACGAGTTGCATCTGCAATGTCTGCCACTGCATGAATCAATTCGCGGGATACTGTCGGGAATCGTTTTGTCAATAAATCTTCTTCTTGGGATAGTGACAAGATGTCAACTTCGATAATTTCAAAACGATCCATCAATGCTCGGTCCAATACTCGAGTGGATGTATATTCGGTACCAATGTTTGCTGTTGCAATAAACGATACACCTGAAGCAACTCGAATGGTAGGCGAATTGATATCTTCATCCAATCGCAGATACCTTTGACCCTCATCCAATACTGTCATCAAGATATTCCATGCTTCAGGATGCGCACGAGACAACTCATCTAATAGAATAACCGCATTTTCGGTTTGAATTGCTTTGACGAAAGCTGATTCATCAAATGATGTTTGGCCATCAACGAAATGCGTATTACCAATTAAGGTTGCTCTTGGATCTTGCGTTGCACCCAAGTTAAAATAATAGAAAGGACGATTAGTTGCCACAGGAAGATCTTTTGCGGCTTGCGTCTTACCACAACCTGCAGGACCAACCATCATGATGTTTTTGCCACGCACTGCAGACCGAACCAAATACTTCCATTTGATGTCAGACATTTCCAATGTTGCAGGCTTAATTTTATAAGCATTCTGAATTAGACTAAGCACGGCATCTTGTTCTTGTGGCATAGGTTGTGGTGTTGGTTGTGATTGTTTAATGTCTTCTAATTCAATACCGGACTTGTTCATACGCTTTGCCCGGCCGGTTTCTTCATCAAACAACAATATCTCATCATTGTCGAATGCATGTTTAATCATGATAGGACGAAACAAGTTGGTAATGTCTTTGTCTGTACCAAACTCGATAATTTGCGGATTGCCATTTACTAAGGTTGGCACACCAATAACTTTTTTGTTTTTCATAACTCTTTTTATTTTCTATATAATATGAAATAAAGAGTTACATTCCAACCTATTCGTCTAGTTTTTTATGTTTTTTCTTGCGAGTGTAAGTTTTTTTGCTTTTCTGTATGATTGGACGAGTTGCTTGCCAAATTTCCTGCATAGTTATTTCAATTTTTTCCATGGCAAAAATATATGAAAATGTTTCGTGAAATCCAAATTACCATTTTCTACAAGACCAATATCTTGCTGAGGTTCTGTCCTT